TGGTGAAAACAGAAAGATTTCCACTCACATCAGCCGTAACAAATCTGGCACCCACCCCTGCTAGATTATTAATCGTGGCAACTCCAGCCTGATTAATATACATACGCTCGGCAAGCGTTCCTGACCCATCAGGAGTTGTAAAAAACGTCAGACGACCCGGCATATCATTCGTCGCACCCGGAATCCCATCGACCGTAGCTTGAATCTGGGCACCGGGTGTGTATCCGGTTCCATTAGCACCATCAAATACAATCCTACCTAAATCATCGCCAGCGGAAACAAGTGTATTCCCTCCAACCGTAGCGTTTCTGGACTTAGTGAAGTGGAAAGACGCACCCTGAGGAACGGCACCCCCTCGATAAGCGATGTAACCAGCGTTTGTCCCGTTACTCAAAGACTGGACGTTAGGAGCTTCTGAATTTGATCCCGTTATTGTAGAAGAATCCCCGATGGTCAGGCGTCCACCGGAAGACATACGCATCCTAAACCCTGAAGCAGTGGAGAAATCTAAGGAATTCGCCCCGTTCGTGTACATCCCGTTTACTGGTACACCGGACGAAGTCACGTTAATCGTAGCCACAGACATATTCCCAGTGTCATCTATAGAGGCAGCAGACGAATCTTGTAAAAGTTTCCCTGTCAAGCCGTCCCAGCGAGCGATGGCATTATCTGTTGAGGCAGCGGGGCCAACTACATCCCCTGATCCACCACCGCCATTAGCAGAAACGCGGACAGTGAGAGTTCCACCGTTAGCGGAAGCATCTACCGAGGCCCCGGTAAAGTTAATTGTCTTAATAACCCCCGCACCAGCAAGAGCGGAGCCTTCAGATAGGCAACGTCACCGAACATATTGCCAACCTCTTCCGCCCGCTTCTCGACGTCAGTCTCAGGCTTGAACGGGAGATATTCCGAAACTTCTTTCGTAGTCGGAAGGAAAGGGTCTTCACTTACTCTAGGCAGCAAAGATCGAACTAATTCCTCAATGTCTCCAGACTGACCTAATGTTGATGTGGCGATGCCTCTAGCGATCCGAAGCGGATTGATCTGCTCATTCCTCTGGCCTGACATAGCATCACGGTGACGCCTAGCCGATCCAGTCAGTTGCGGATAGACGCCGAACGCAGCGCCTTCAGGAGCGGACTCAACATATCGATCAGGGATGCCAAGCTCTCGCCGCATCTCTTCGACGGTCTTCTGCGCCTTACCAAGCCGTTGATCAATGAGCGGCTTGTGAAATTCAAATGCCTTGGATTTGCTTAGAGGTATTCTGTCGCGAGCCTTGCCGGTCATCTTCGCGGCTTCAATCGCATCCATGATGCCGCCTTCAGCCTTACGGACTGCGCCGCCCTTCTGATAGACGTCAGGAAGCTCAATCGCTGGCCGGATGATCGCGCCCTCAGGCGTAATGTCAGACTCCGGCGTCACCATCCGGCCATGCTTCTCAAGCTCTTCTCTCAGAGCATTGATGTAGTCCTCACGATATCTGCGCGGGAAGTCTTCACGCAAACTCGCCCTCGGATAGAACTGCACAAGACCAGCCTGCTCACCAGCAGCATCAAGCGCCCTGTTTCTATGCCGACCTTCATGTCCGGTGATTGCAAGGGTAGCCTTCTTCTTTTTAGGCTCCAGCTTGTTGACCTCAAGGAATGGGACGTCGCTGAAACCTTTCAGGCCAGCAAGGTATCGCAGGTATTCTTCTTGCGTCAGATTCTTTGGCGCTGATCCCTTTACAGGGTCAACAGTCTCACCGAACATGAAATGCTTCGGAGACTTCGGGTCATAATCAAGCGGCCTTGCGTAACGCTCAAAGTCGCCGGGACGCATGGTCATAATGCCTCTAGCATTGTCGCCTCGGAACAGACCTTCCAGCGCATCCTTCTGATACAGCCGCTCAAGGTTCGGCACCTCATCGGCTGCGCGTTCAAGGCGCTTCGCCTCATATGATCCGCGAGACTTACGAATCTCCTCGATCATCTCGGTGATGGACTTGGCGATGCCGACCTTACCCTTTGGAATCTTCATGTCACTCATTTCACACCCTCACACCGCATATGGGTTCTGCCTTGTGTCGTGACCAATCTCTTTGAGATAGTCGGCGTATTCTTCTGGGTCATCTTCCCTTGGCGGCGGGTCAATCTCCAAGAATCCCTGATCCTTGAGATACCGCAATGCCTGTGTTGCGCTGTCAACGTAGTCGTCATGCGTCGAGTCCGGAAATGAACATATCTGGCTCAGGAAACCTTCACACCAGTCTCGCACATATCCCTTCCTCTGGCTACTTTCAGGAAGCCATACGCGCCCAGCGACGAAGATCGACGCCGTGATCTGCAGCCTCTGCATCTTGTCTGCGCGTCCGGGGTTCCAGCCCATCACCGGCAAGTGCGCCTTCCTCAGTTCCTGTATCAAGGAAAGCCCTGCCGCCTTCTCTTCGATCAGGATCATGTCGGGTCGCTTGGCATCCTTCCCCTCGCCATAGACGCAACGGAACTCATCGATGGCCTTCTGCTTGAGGCCGGGGAACTCCAGATGCTCAGCCCAGCAGTCGATCAGCAGGACGCTCCACGGTCCGTCCTGAGGCTTGAATACGCCCCATGTCGTGTTCGCCGTGGGATCGTTGTGCTGCTTCTCGGTGTAGGCGCAGTCGTAGGATTGGATGATGTATTCGAAGCGCGGGAAGGGCTTCCCATGCGGCCAGAGCTTGAACATATCGCGGTTGACCACCTTCCCTTCTTCAAGGTCGATAATCTCCGCATAAATCTCCTGCCGCCCCAGCTTCGTCCCCTCATACTGCAGAATCTGACGCTTGAAGTTATCCGCCAGATTGTCGAGGTTCGCGTAGGTCGAGGCCGTGGTCATCACCACATCGTCGCCCTCGCGCTCGGTCAACTCGATGATCACATCCTTCGGCTGGGGCGTCGTCGTGATCAGGATGCGCGTCTTCGTCCCCAAGCGGACGCTGAACTGAATCTGGTCCCATGCCTCGCGCAGATACTCCCATGCGGCCAACTCGTCGCACCAGCCACCGTGGAACTGTGGACCGCGAAACCGTGAAGGCTCGGACGCCGGTATCCCTTTGATCAGGCTACCGTTGACCAGCATTAACTCATGCAGCGCCTTGTTGTAGTCCTTGATCAGTTCCTGAGGGATCACGGACAACAGCCCTGAGTCGCCCTCAAAGCATGTGGACCGGACGTCCGATGATGTCGGCGCACTGACCAGCCAACGGGTGCCGGGGTTACACCATGCCCACCAGCCAAGCTGCTCTGCCGCCGTCCTTGTCTTACCTGCTCCTCGGCCCGCCAGCATCAGCCAGATCGACCACCAGTCGCCTTCCGGCACGATCTGGTGTTGGTGGGCCTTCGCCAGCCAAGAAAGCCTCCAGCTTGATGCTATGCGATCCGTGACGGACATCTCACGGAATGCCGCCTGCGTCTCAGGCTGGGCTAGGACCTTGGCTACGTCCATCAGGACTTCTTGCGTCTTGCCGCCTCAAGCGCCTCGATCACGCCGTCGAACATCTCCTTGGCCTTCAGTTCAGTCTCCAGCCGGAGCGGGTTCTCCTTGTCGCCTGACAGCTTCAGGGCGTCCCCATACTTCTTCGGATTGAACTTTGCCAGCAGCTTCAGGCGCGTCTCAATGCGTAGCTTCGACCTCTGGACATGCTCGCCATTCAGTTGCCAGCTTTCCCCGCCGTCCTTACCCGTCCGTAGCATCCAGTCGTTGCTGGCGTCGTCCGCTATTGCAAGGCATTCCTCGGCTATCTGGTCGCAGCCCAAATCCCTCGCGTGGGCGATGGCTGCGGTAAGGTCCTCGTCCTGATACATCCAATCGTAGACTGTCCTCCATGCTGGCATACCAGGTTGTCTACAGATTTCACGTAGTGGAATGCCATCGGATAGCTGCTCACAGATTCATTCTGCCTTTATGGGATCGTAGGTAGAGGGTCTACCTGTAGGCTTTACCGGCGCGGTGCCTTGGGCGTTCTTTGCGCGGGCGGTCTTCTTTGGCCGCTCCCGCTTTTCAGCGTCTTGCTTTGCCATGATTACTTCCTTGATCGAATGATGGGGTGATTATACCACCCTCAAGTCTCTGGCTTCTCCCCAACTGCCTTGCGCATCTTCGCCACAACCTTGTCTACCGCACCCGGCTTGTAGGTCTTGTCTTGCCGCGCCTCTTCAACGAAGGGCAGCGCCGTGTAGATCGCATCCCTCATGTCTTCGACCGTCTTCTCCAGAGCAAATACGCGGTTGGAAAGATCAGCGATTACCATCTCCGGTATGTTGCCGTTGAATTCACGACCCATTTTTCTTCTCCTTTTCGTTCATCCATTCAAGCATCTTGTGGCTGTCCGGATCATGCGGTGAACGCATCCAAAGCATGTGCCGTATTTTACCATTAAGTCGTTGATCTACATCGTTAAAGAAGGAAATAAATTCCTTGCCTGTTGTCAGAGTTCCGCCTATCCAACCCAGCATTCCGCAGATCAATCCTGCAGCCAGAATGAACCATTCAATTTCCATCATTCCCCCTTGGCTTTCACGATAAGCTCCAAAAGGCTCTTTGATAGCTTTGTTCAAAGCCTTGATGGCATCTTTAGATGGGTTAATTGCCTGTAGCTGACCAAGCAAAGCCTCTACAACAGGCGTAGAAAAGTTAATTGATTCAGGGGTCATTGCAGTAAATACAGCAAGCGGTTGTTGACCCGTCTCTTGGGCAATTTCATATGCCTGCAAAACTTTTTTCTTGGCGGCAGTAGACATTGATGCCCAGCCAAGATTGTCTCTCAGCAATTCGTGAATAAGGGCAAATTTAAACCCACCCTGAACATCCACAGGCTCTTTGAGAGGAATTCCTGCAATTTGCTTTATCCTATATCCGGCACCAGAAACATCGCCGGTTAATGGCATCAACGGGTATTTAAGTATTTCCTCAGGGCTTACTATTTTTGCATCAGGCACCGCATCCGTTGCCTCAATAATAGTAGGACCGCTAAAAGCCTCTCTCCTGCGAACCGCAGGATTTTTCATTTCATTTTCAAATCTAGTAAGCGCAGATTTTTCTGCGGAATTCAGACTTTCGTAAGTTTTTCCGGGGAAAAATTTACTCATCCCAAGTTTTTTTGCTGGACTCATGTAAGACGCGGTAGC